CTTCTAAAGCCTTGATCTGAGAGCATATTTCTTTATAGCTATCAGCTACTGATCGCCAAGAGGCATCATCGCTCATGTCCCTATAGTCCTTATCTACGAGAGGAGGAGCTTCTTCCATGGCTACACAACGCCAGAATTCACGCGCCTTAGGTATAAAGGATTCCTTAAACCCTGGATCGGGAATAACCTCGATGCAAATACCGTCAGAACCATCATAGCTATAGTAATAACAGCGCTCGGCCCCTGTAACAAGCAATTGGTGCTGCATTTGGTCTAGGTAGTATTGCGGTATCTCTTGGTTTTTAGCCATGTCATGAAGCTTAGAACCGCCGCATTTAATCTCTAGAAGCATATTGCCGGTTTCCGATATGCCATCAAGAGAGGCGCCTAGGAACTCGAATTCCGTGCTTTCTACGACCTTAGGAATCATCTCAATACCCCAGTGGGCGACAAATTTAGCCCGAGCTTCCGGCTCGAGCCTTTTGCCTCTTTCCATGGCATCATTTGATACCTTCTCTTGAGCCAAGCCTAGCTTGCGTTGCCAGGCTTGGTAAGGCGTATCCCATGGATTGTTTCCCATGATGATAGAGGCATCAGTAGCTGTTATGACTGTCTTACGCCAAGCTAACCATTCGGGAGAGCCTTGCTCTAATTCAACGAATTTGAATGTCATCATTAGGCCACCGCTGTAATTTGTTTTTGTTTATCATTGAGATACTTAATCTTGTTATTCAAGGATACTAGGCATTTTTCAAAACAATGCTTTGGTATCTCTTGAACTATCTCGGCATTGAACTTTTCTTTAATCCATGAAAAAAAGCTCTTGCTACTCTCTTCATCGAGTTTTTCAATGAGAGGCGTTAAAGCTTCTACTTGAGCCGGTTCAATAACTTCAGAAACTTCCTCAATAGGCGCTTGTTGAAAGGCATCGCATAGAGCAATTTCCCCTTCTACATAGCAATTTCCTATGATATCAGGGAAAAGCTGTCTAGCTAGCCTAGAAAGAGCTCGAGCAAAGAGCATGTCCTTCGGGTAGTTTTTCCATACAGGATTTCCCATGAGGCCAGCTCTTTGAGCGTCTTGAATAGAAAAGCTCTCTGTCCATGTGTCGCCATTGTCAGCACGTTTCCCATGAAGGATACATACGGTTTCATCGCTCTTCTCGTCGCGAGTAATGCTATGCTTCTGAGCGCGTATGACGGCATTCATCATACGAGAGGACATTTCTACCTTGCCCTTGACGTAGTAGAGGCCGCCGCCTAAAGCTTGTCTAGGATCGACACCCAGGCTCTTAGCTGTCTCTACAATGGCAAAGATACCTTCTTGGCCTAGCTTGGCATAGTGAGGCGTCTTGAGCAGAAGAGAGCAAAGCTCGTGAGTATTCGCTAGCTCTATTTGATAGTTTTTTTTAACTGGCACTTGTTCCATGGAAATGCTTCCTTTTTTGTTTTGTTTGATGATATTTTGGCGTTTCTAGTTTCTAAAAAATTTATCCTTTTTCTTGTTGATATTCGTCAATCCCTACTTCTACAGATGTCATGATTGTCTTCATGGCAATAAGATGATTCGGAGCAGTATCTAACATGAGCATGGTAGCGTAGGCAATTAGACAGTATCCTACCTCATAAGTAGGCAAATCGCTAAAGGCTCCGCATAAAGCGGCTACATCTTCTCCTAATTCCTGAACTCTTTCCTTGTCAGTCATAAACTCCTTTTGGTTACACAAGGCTATATTGTTACACATAGGGAAATATACGTCTACATAATCCCGACACACTTAAGAAAGCTCCTTGCCTTATATCCTTCCCTTGTCTATACTGCCCATTGTATCGGATTACCGAATTTTCGTACAGGAATACAAAAGAAAGAAGGGGATATAGTGAATAAATTTGCCTTATGGATCGAGAGCCAGGACAAAAAGCAAAGAGGCGTAGCGCAGAAATTAGGCATAAGTACCTCTACTCTGCACGATATCTTGAGACAGGGTCAGATGCCAAGCTTACGCCTTGCCTACGAGATAGAGAAATACACAAAAGGGGCTATAACCGTTTACGACTGGCTAGATGGTGATGCAAGAAGCGAGAAAAAAACTATGAGTAAAATCACGACCCAAGAGATAGCAAAAAACATTAGTACATAGATAATCAGCGGCATGGACTTCAGCCCGTGCCAAATTTCTCTTCCCGTGGCCTTCCAAGCCTCCCATTCGTCTTCATTCATATAGATACCTCACTATCCAAAACCTAACGGATAAATGAAAGGCATTGCAATTATTATTTGAAAATATTATGAGAAGTAGGTGCAGCCCGACGCCAATCAGACTGCACCAGAGACTAGAATACCATCAAACAAAACGCCAAAGCGAAGGAGGAGAGACAAAGGAGCAAAACCTAAAATCCCGCAAACCTTCGGGGAAAGCGAATATTTGACTGCACCAAACATACGCTCTCCTCGATAAATAAAACAACAAATATTTAACGAGAAGAAAGCATCCTTGGAAACAGAAGATCCCACGCACGTAGATACACCAAAGAAAAAAAAGCCTCCATATAAGGTAGGCGAGACGAAGGCGCACATCATAGTCAAAAAATGGGGAAAAGAGACGAAGGAACGCGTCCTCTATACCTATAAGGATTTTGAGTATGACGCTGACGGTTGGACGGAAAGCGCCAAGTACCTTCCAGAAGACTACGATCTCGTTTATATGCGCTTGGCTATAGGCAAAACTATACCAGGATGGCATACAAACAGAACCTGGTACGGAGTCCGTTTAAAACAGGACGATGTCGTTCTTCTGTGGAAGAGAAAAGAAGAGGAGAGATATTGATGCAAGCCGATTACAGTGAATTTCCTCCATTAAAGTATCTGACAAGAGTCATGAAAACCTGTCCTAATAGCGCGTTGTTATACGTGCAGCTCTGGGATAAACGGGGTAAAAATATGCACATAGAGACAGAGAAAAAGCATGTGCGTAAGGAATATCTTATATCCCCCACATTATTCCGCAATTTGCTCGCCCCCTTGATGTATCTGAACTTGATTCATTTCGTTGAAAACGAGGGACTTTTTCAGATAGACGTCTTGGGCCCGCAAGCCAATGACTAGTAAAGACATTTATTGCATTGCAGTCATTGAGTGTGATACTTTTGGAAACGAAAACGCCCCGTTTACTAGGCGGGGCGTTTTTGCGAACCGTAGGGGTTTCGCTAATGGAGCACAACCAGATGCTCCCATAATAACACTCCCCTACAAACGAATCAATACCTTTGTGGAGTGTTATGGCTGAAAGATTTCTAAAGTTTATCCCCTCCGAAGAAGCCTTTTGGCTGATCGAACACAAACCAAATGCCTTTCGTCTACTCACTTACATAGCCAACACAGCTCGACGTACTTCCGGATCACCAGACGGCTTGGGCATTGGTCAGTGTCACTTACAGCATTGGCGTTCCTATAAATTGAGCGAGCAGGAATACCGAACGGCGAAAAAGATCCTTGTGGATCGTAAACATATTTTGATTTTAAAAACAAATCGAACACGTCAAAAATCAACGCCCGGATCAACGACCAATTCCACGCTAGTACAGATCATAAGCTCAAGCATTTACGACATAAATCCAGAATCATATAACGACCGAATCAACGACCGATCAACGACCGATCAACGACCGATCAACGACAAACAAGAAAGAATAAGAATGATAAGAATGATAAGAAAAGATCATCCCTCAGTCCCTTCAAACGGGGACAGACTGACGACTGATGACTTTTCTTTCGAAAAGATCGACGTTGGATCAGGCGTTTTCATGAGCAAAGAGCAGCTGGATGCCTGTGTGAAAATCCGAGGAGACGTGGAGCGTGTCAAGCAAGCCGTGGCTTTCATCATGAAGAGTCCGAAGAGGAAAACAGAAATCACGGACTGGCCGAATGCGATAGCTCGATGGAAAATTGAAGACAAAGCAAAGGTTTCCATAGAGAAAAATATCGCCCTGGCCGAGAGATTATGCAATCAGTTTCATAACTTTTCTCAAGGGAACGGGTGGCAATGCCGTTTGTACACGGATCGGCAAAAAGACCAGAAAGGAATTCTTTTCGAGTGTTCTAATCCACATCAAGCAGCAGTTTTTATCTCCTTGGTCGATGGAGAGTTTGAAAAAAAATGCCGAGAAACTGTCGGCGAAAAAATAGCAGGGAAAAAATGAAAAATGATACCGCAATGGAAAATATTTATTGCTTTAAAGAAATTTTTTCTCTTAACACCAAAAAACATAGGAGAAAATTATGAGAGCATTTGATTTTGTAAACCACGAGAGCTATCCCGAGGACCAGTACGTCGCAGAGAGCGTTACTCTATGCCTCGAGGGAAAATATCGCGTAACTTACCTGAGGAAAAAAATGCAAAATGGCGGCATGTTCTGGGATGTGATTTCTGCCGCTGTCAAGCACCATGGAGAGAAAAAATATCTCAAGAGCTTTTCGCAGGATAGCAATTTCCTCGCTGACGACATCAAGGCTTTTCTCGAGGCTCGCTCCTGGGAAAAAGGACGAACGGGAGGGTCGTTACCAAGCCAAGGTTTCCAAAATGAAGAAGTTCCGTTTTGAGTTCGAAACCAGAAACCACAATGGCCCAAATTCAATCAGAAAGGTACCTAGATTGCGTCAAAAGAGGTCGAGTAATGTGAAGGTAGCGGGTCGAGTTAAAAAGCGATCCTACGCCAAATTAGACATGTTTTCAGAGGTTTCACAAAATTCCCTGAGGGTGACGCTGCCGATCAGGACGATCTCGGAAGCTAATTCCTTCGAGCCGTGGCGGGTGAAGTATGCTAGGCACAAGGAGCAGAAGCGTCTCGTGGCCTTAGGGCTTAATCCCTTGAGGCAGCATGTAAAACTCCCATGTCGACTCATGTTGACGCGCTTCGCGCCGGACGCGCTAGACGTTTTTGATAATTTGCCCATGAGTTTTAAGTACATAGTCGATGCCGTTTGCGCAATAATCACAGGAGATTACCGTGCAGGCCACGCAGATAGCGATACGAGAATATCTATCGCCTGCGATCAAGAAAAAAGCGATGCCTATGGAATCAGAATCGTCATCACATGGTAATAGTTCCGCGGCATATGTTTCGCTCAAGGAGGGACAGACGATCATGCAGCTCCGAGTATTTACGAGCCAAGTCGCCATGACGGGCGAAAAGGCTTTTGCGTACTTTATCACTGCTCTCTCGCACTTCTTTGCGAAGGCAGTCCATGGGATCTGGAGGAAAAAATTCCAATTGTGCGCTCATAAGCGAGTACCTCGTAAAATTGAGAGATTATATACACAGGGCAATATTTTGCAAAGGCAAAGAAAACATTCGTAAAAACAAGACAAATAAGGAGATTAGATATGCTTACCCCAGTAGCTAAAAGAGTCATCGTCAAACCAGTAGAGAGCGCCCCAGGAAAGCTGCTCCTTACAAATCAAAAACCTACCCGCTTCACCGTAATCGCAATAGGCAATGAAGTCATAACGGTCAAGAGCGGGGATGTTATTTTTCTTGAGAAACATTATGGAGTCGAAATTGACCATGATGGGGAAAAGTTCCTTGTTATTGATGAAGGAACGATATTAGCTAAAATTACCTCTTGACAAGATAGTATTTTATTATCAACTGTGAGCCTCATAGATATCGGAGGCTCATGTGAGTGAAATTACTGTGATACTAAAGGATAAATCTAGAAGTTATAAGCAAGACTTCTTGATTTATGAGAAGTACACAGTAGCCGATGACGATCCGATCATAGTGAAATGCAAAGAGGATGCCTTGAGAAACTTTCAGGGACGTCCTGAGTCAATAGCAGTAAAAATCCATATGCAACTTGAATAGTATGCCAGTAGGAAGACCACGAACAGCAACCCCAGAAAAGGCCGAATTAATCGAGCTAGGAAAGGATCTGGTTCGTTGGGCTCAGGCTAAGCAAAAAGAAGGCGAGTCACTTAGGGTGCGTTTTTGTGATTGGTACACAGAACAAGGCTTTATTCGCAAACAATGGGAACATATGCGAGAAAAGCCAGAATTTCAGTGGTATTATGAAAGAGCACGTACTTTATTAGGACTTAGATATGTTGATGGAACTGTTAATCAAAGTATCGCACATCGTTATTTAAGAATATATGATCCAGAGGTAAGAGATGCAGAAGATGAAGACGACAAAAACGCTCAGCTTCGGAAAGCTGCCGCCCTTAAAGGGGAAAATGGAACCGTTACGGCGCTTGCCCTCGAAATCCTCAACGAAGTCGACAGGAACAAAAGGAAACCGAAATGAGAGGCGTAACGCAACTCACTCTTTTTCCAATGCAGGAAGAAGAGTTCCCCAGAGCGGACATTTGTCCTAGAGATACCAGGAAGTGGAACGCCTTTATGCGCTTCCATAAGAGCCATCCAGAGGTTTATGACTTCTTTTGCAATGCCGCAGTTCAAGCTCGCATGAAGGGCTATTCTAAGATAGGAGCTCGCCTTCTCATTGAAAGGGTTCGTTGGGAATGCTACATAGAGCGCAAAAGAGAGAATTACAAGATCAATAACAATAACTTTCCTTTTTATGCTCGCATATTTGTTTTAAACCACCCTGAATATGATGGGTTTTTTGAATTTAGGAAACTAAAGGAATAACATGGCTAAGAAATGGATTCAGAAAGCGATCAAACATCCAGGGGCGCTTCATAAAGAGCTCGGAGTTCCTCAAGGAAAGAAGATTCCTGCGAAGAAACTAGCCGCTGCTGCTAAGAAAGGCGGCAAGATTGGGAAGCGTGCAATTTTGGCAGAAACTTTATCAAAATTCCACAAGAAATGATATAATCTTCCTCTTTACAAAGAGAGAGATTATGGAAACTAAGAAATGCCTTGGCTGCCAAAAAGACTTTATAAACAAGCCTACTCAAAAACTTTATTGTACTCGCTCTTGTCGCGCAAAATTCAGAGGAGAACCAAGAACCTGTACCCGATGTTCTAAAACATACATCGGGCGAAGTAAAAGAAAGTTTTGTAGCATGAAATGCTTTGGGTTATCTCACGCTCAAGAAACAACTGATAGAAATATCCGTAACAGAAAATACCCTCAGATCAAGGGACTTACAAGGCAACAGGTATATTGGAGAAATAATCCTGAATGTAAGGATAAGTGCCTCAAAAGAGATTCGGATAAAAGATTTGCTTTAATAAGAATTTTGGGGGATCAGTGCCAGAGATGTGCCTATAAAGAAGACAAAAGGGCTTTAGTTTTGGATCATATTAACGGAGACGGAAAGGCTGATCGGAAAAGAATAGGCGCGAGAATATATAGATACTATATTAAGAATCTTGACGAGGCGAAAAAGAACATACAGGTATTGTGCGCCAACTGCAATCTCATAAAAAGTTTCGAAAACAATGAGCATAATATCAGCAGGCGAGTTTAATGAGACCAAGTGAATATATTCCAACAAGAGAGCAGCTTTGCAACAAGCTCTGGCGCCTGACAAATCTTTACTGCATCACGAACAAGGCCGGAGAAGAGATACTCTTCGATCTCAATTGGGCTCAAAAGGAGCTTTATGAAAAAGAATGGCATCAGATGCTTGTTCTTAAGGCTCGTCAGCTCGGCGTTACGACTTACTTTTCAATTAATTTCCTCGATGATTGTTTTTGGCACCGTAATACTCATGCGGGCATTATTGCTCATAGAAAGGAAGATGCCGAAGATATATTCAAAAAGAAGGTGAAATACGCTTATGACAGAATGCCTCAATGGAGCCGAACATTTAACAGCGCAACAAACGATAGAAGCGGCGAGCTCGCTTTTAAAAATGGCTCATCTTATAGAGTCTCTACCGGTTTCCGCTCTGGAACATATCAACGGCTACTTGTTAGTGAATTCGGAAAGATTTGCGCCAAGTCTCCCGATGTCGCAAAAGAAATCGTTACTGGCTCACTCAATACGGTTAGCACGGATCAGGTTATTGCGATCGAATCTACAGCCGAAGGGAGAGAAGGATACTTCTACGACTTCTCCAAAAGAGCAGAAGAGCTGGCGGGACTTTCCGTCGATCTGTCACCAATGCAAATGCGCTTCTTCTTCTTTCCGTGGTATGAAGAACCAGGATACCGCGAATCTGGAGAAGGAATAGTGGTTAGCAAAGAGACGCAAGAATATCTAGATAGGATTGAAATTGAAAGGCAGCGCAAGCTCGACGAAGAGCAGCGGCGCTGGTACGAGATGAAGCAGCGCATGCTAGGCGATAGCATGAAGCAGGAATATCCATCGACGCCAAGTGAGGCTTTTGAAAGTGCTAATGAAGGGCTTTATTTTGGGACTCAGCTTGCTAAGTTACGGGCTAATGGCAGCATTACTCGTGTTCCCTATGACGAGGCGCTCCCTGTTCATACAGCTTGGGATATCGGCCTTGATGATTTTACTGCTATATGGGTTTTTCAAATAGGACGAGGTGGATGTGTATCAATTATCAACTACTATGAAAACTGGGACGAGGGAGCATCTCATTACTGTGACTGGCTTAATAAGCAAAGATACCGTTTTGGGCGCCATATCTTCCCTCATGATGCAAGAAAGAGAGACATGGGAGCTAAGACGCAATATCTTGACCACGTTACTCCGCTACTCGAAGGTAAGTTCGCGGTACTGGATATCAAGGAGTGTGACAAACTGGAAGGTATTCAAACCGTCCGTTCGATGCTGGCTCGATGTGTCTTTGATGAAGAGAAGACATCTAAAGGTTTTAAACATCTCGAAGCTTATAAAAAAATATGGGATGATCGACTCGGCTGTTATCAGAACCGTCCGTTGCACGATGAACATTCTCACGCGGCCGATGCCTTTAGGTATTTAGCCGTCGGCTTGAAAAATCTTGAGAACAGTTATCGTGGAAGTGCGGAAAATGACATAAAAGCTGTAGGGAGATATTTTAATAATTGAAATCATATTTTTCTATTATCTCAAACTGAATTAAATTATAATGGAGTTATGGGAATATGCAAAATTTGTGGAAGCGATCTTATACGGCGTCGCCAAAGGAACTTCTGTAGCAGGAAATGTAAAGACCAGCATTTTAATTGCATTTATCAGAGAAGACTCTATGAAAGTCCCAATAGAAGGCAGATTCTAAACGAAAGACTGATAAAGAGAAGATTGAAGCAAGGTATTCCACTGGATCAGCCAGTGCGAAAAGTAGCAAAAAGGGGTTCGGGATATATAGCGAAATCAGGATACAAATTTATCGCTGGAGTAGCTGAGCACGTTCTTGTTATGAGCCAATATTTGAAGCGTCCTTTAAATAAGGGTGAATTTGTTCATCACAAAAATGGGATTAGATTAGACAATCGAATTGAAAATTTAGAGTTATGGAGCAAATCTCAGCCAAGCGGTCAACGAGTCGAAGATAAGATCAAATGGTGCATAGATTTTCTTGAGCAATATGGAATTAAGGTAGATTCATGAACCAATGCCAGATTAGGGGCTGCCGAAAGCTAGAATGGAAATGCGCAGATTGCGGACAAACGGTATCTACGGCAACGCTTATTCTACGGGGCCAATGGATCAGTGTGAAAGACGGGCCGCCTCCCCCTATGGAAACCGTTTTGCTTTGCGTCGACGAGAACGTTATTGTAGACTGGAACGAGTCCACTCAAGCCAATGAAGATCCTTCCTATTGCTCTTGGGAATCATGGCCCGAGGCTTTCATATCAGGAGAAGGAGTTACTCATTGGATGGCATTACCTGAGCCGCCAAAGGATTCTCGTGACTGACGCCGAACTATTCGATTTAATGGAAAAAAATTCTAGTCGCTTTCAGACTGAGAAAAACATTCTGTATGATGAATTCCAAAAAATGGATCACTTTATTAAAGAGGGGCTTAAAAGAAACGCGACTCATAGACATTTCAAAACACAAAGAGAAATGCGCGAAGTTATGATGCGTGACTTTAACCCGTACAATACTTTTTCTTTCGGAAAAAAGGGGAAACAATGAAAGATGAATGTGTTTCTCCTCCTCAAGATAATTGTATTGACATATCATCTTGGGAATTATGTGAGTATTGTAAAAACAGGCTCATTAATCAATTCATAAAACAAATGAAGATGAATGAATTCATTGAAAAAAAGGAGAAACAATGAAAACAATTATTCTTATCACCATTGCTTTAACTAACGTAGCTTATTAGGGCGGACTTCCAGAAGAGGATTCAATAGACATTCCGATTGTGGATTTTCCAATCGATCTTTGCGATCCCGATGATGAAGATTGCGCGGAAAAGGAACTCAGGAGTTAGCAAGCGGAAGCTCGATGTAGAGAATTTCTACATCGACGAAAACGGTCAGAAATGGGTGAAGGCTTCCGTGTAAATATTTAAACTTTTTCTGTACAAGTAAAAATCCTTGTGGCAAACAGAAAAGATAGCAGACGCCAAACAAAATTGCTAAGGACTAGAATATGGATAATGAAGTCGCTCAAGAAACAGTGCCATATGCCGAAAAAAAAGATCAAGTTTCAGCTCCTCAAGCTAAGCCAAAATCCAAAAGGGATATCGTTTATTTTGCTAGTGAAAAACCTACCGCCATCAATTTCGACCACGTTGCGATCATGCGACAGGAAGGGAAAACCCTCTTTTTCGACTTCCACAACAAGACGCTGCCGGTTGAGCTGGCAGACGAAGATTCCGCCAAGAGTGCGTACCAGTCTCTTTTGAACCTTTGGTCAGGAGAGGCAAATAGTGTTTTGGCATGATTTAAAAGATATAAAAAAGCGCCTCGATAGTATAGATGAATGGATGGTGGCTATTTCAGATAAAATAATTGATCTGAGCCTAAGTTACGATAGCATTTTGGAAGAACATGAGCGCACAGGAAGTCTTTGCGAGAAATCAATCGATAAAGAGGAAGAAGGAAAAGTAAAAAAGAAAATCAAGAGGCAGGCAAAATGATCGACCCTAAGCTACTCGTTGCTCGAGTTGTCGACGGTATAGTGAAAATAACCCTCCTAGGCTTTATTTGCACAGCTGCTCTAGGCGCTATTTTAGGGTTTTTTTCTTTTTTTGGGTGAAGTAGATTAGGAATTTGGTTTCTTGATCTGAAAGTTTTTAATCGTTTCGTCTATTACTCGAACAAACATATTTCTATATACTATTATCTCTTCCATGGTGCTACATTGAGAGAAACAGCAATTAATACTAGCGCTAATAATAGCAGAAATAGCTAGTGTCGTCTGATTTCCATTCAAAATCTCTCCTATGGCCAACTCAAGCTTGTCAGTTAGCTCCATGACGTCTTGAATATCATCTTGAGAAACGGAATGAGGTTCCATAGGGGATTTAGTTCCTTGCCTATAATAATTTTTATCCTACAGCATGAGAGTAATAAAGCGCTATGAGGATAAACGTGCCCTTTTCAATGCTTCAAGAGCCGCCTCCTTTGTTTCAAATTCTCCAATTAAAACATTCTGGTAGTTTCTCATGTATCTTGCACGCCATCGGCCGGTTTCTTTTCGAAAAGATATTCCTTTATTTTTCCCTCTTGATCTGTTTAAGCGGCCTTTTCGGATCATGTCATGAGTATTCTCTTGAAAGGTTCCTAAAAAGAGATGAAGCGGATTTACACACGCTGGATTGTCGCATTTATGACAGATCACTTTATCCAAGGGGATTCTTCCATAAGCAAGCTCATAAGCTACTCGATGAGCGCGATAGTCTTTTCCTTTCAAAATGTAATGGCCATAACCGCTGTCAAAAAGGACAGAATTCCATATCCAGCAAAAACCTATATAAGTTTTTTTATAATGTTGATCTTTTGTTTGATCGCAAATACGAACCTTCATCCAAAATTTGGCGATGTCAAAGGGACTCATGTTTTCCATGTCTCTATGATAGAGTATTTCGACATTTTGGCCCAGAGTTATCAATGGAGGCTTTGTTTTGAGAAACAATTCACCGATTTTCTGGCCGGAAGATAGTCTTAATGTGTCTTTGCGCCAGGCCATGGAAAAGAATTATTCCGATAGCATCAATATCCTTCAGACGCAATGGTATCAGGCCGATCTAAATCAGCGCTTTACCATGAATGACCAGGAAGTCTGGGGGCTCATTTTTCCAGGGGTTGCGACGTATCGCCGCAAGATTTGGAACTTCAATATCATGAATCCAATCAGCGAGGCGATAAGCGGCCAACAGAGACAGACGCGCAAAAGCTCTGCTGTCATTCCGATTCATAATGGAATGCAAAAGACGGCAGATCAGCTAACAAAGTGCCTCTATCACAATCACAAATGCGGCTTTCACGAGACTTTTAGCGATTGTTTCCAGCAGGGGGCGATCATTCAAGGCTTAGGTTTCATGTATCTTTACGGAGATTCAACAAAAGATCCGATAAGCCCTGATCCTCGATGGCGCTACATAGACATGAAGGCGACGCTCTTTGATCCCTATTTCCGCAAAGCCGACATGAGCGATGCCCGTTTCTGGTGGGTAAGAACCTTCTTCGATGCTCAGGAAGCGGCGATTATATATCCGCAATTTGGCGATGAAATCCTCTCTTTGCCAAAAGGAACGTATCGCGATGATAAATTTTACTATATGCCCGAAGTCTATCAAATCCAATTTCCTAATCTTATTGCTTTTGATGAATATTGGTATCTTACGAATCGAGAAGCTAAATTCCTTGTGGATAAGAAAACTGAGGAATGCCAGGAATTTCAAGGGACAGAAGAGCAGCTCAAAGAAATCATGCAAGCCTTCAAAGGAAAGCTCGCCGTGGTTAAAAAAAATGTTCCTACTGTGCGACGCAGTATTATTTTAAATGACCGCGTCATTGTCGATGAGCCGAATCCCTATGGCATGGATCGCTACCCTGTCGTACCTCTTATGAGCCTCTGCAACATGGATTCTCCCTATTACGCTTACAAATTCAATAGCCCCATGACCATGCTTAGGGATTGCCAGTACCTTTTGAACCGCCTCAAAATTTCTAACCTAGAAATACTCGATGCTCAACAACAGGGATTAAAGGTTAAAAAGGGCGCTCTTGTAACGCCAGAAGATTCATTAAACCAAGGTCATGGTCGCGTTCTTTCGATTGATCCAGATTTTCAAATGGATGATGTGCAACCTATGCCTATCGTTCCTCCTTCGCCTGTCATGTTACAAATGGAAGAGATGCTTAAAGGCATCTTCTACAACGTAGCTGGCATCGATCCTAGCGCCATGGGCATGGATATCGATGACAAGGCAGGCATCATTTCTATGATGAGACAGGCAGCTACGGCAAGGAATTTGCAGCGCCTCTTCGATCAAGTAGATACAGCGCAACGTCTTTGCAGCAATATCGAAGTCGAATACATTCAGAGGAATTGGACTTATGGCAAGGTGCGGCAAGTCATAGGCGAAGAGCCTACGGCCGAATTTGATAGCAAAATCTTCTTTAAATACGGCTGTAAGGTCGTTCAGGCCGCTCTTACCGAAACGCAACAACAGCTAGAGCTTGCTCAAATACTGCACTTCCAGCAGCTATATCCTGATCTCGTGCCTCCCGATGAAGTCTTAGAGCGTATGACAATCCAGAATAAAGATAGCCTCGTTGAGAAGGTGCTGGCTAAACAGAAAGCCGCTGCTGACCAGCAACAGAAGGTCGAGCAATTGCAAATGCAGCAGATGCAGATCGATAACATGACGAAGGTAGCTTATGCGCATAGTCAAGAAGGACTAGCCGCCGAGCGCGTTGCTAAGATCAAGACCGATAACGCCGTTGCCGAAGATAAGCTGCGCAGAGCTCACCAAGAGGATACAAATAGCTTGCTCAATGTAGTCAAGGCGATTAAGGAGCTAAAAGGTATTGATCTCGATCACATCATGCAGCAAGTCGAGATTTTAAATGCTTTAAGTCCTGCAGCTAATCCAGAAAAGGAAACAGTTGAAAATAAACAAACTGTTGCATGACATTAAGTTTAAACCCAGGAGAGGTGATTTATGAAAGAAGCAATGGCAAAAAGAGGCTACGAACAAGGGGACATGAAACCCACGGTTGAAAGCTATCAAAAACCTGAAAAAGACTTTTCTCAGCGAGGTTTCAATAAAACCACTGAGTATGTCGAGCGCCAAGACAAAAGGCAAGCTGGCATGGCAAAAGACGTGAATAAGCAATCTTATCAAGGCCGTTATTCCTAATCGGGAGCTCTTTGTATGGCAAAAAAAGAAAGATCGTCGCCTAGAGAGCCCGTTGAGGTGCAACAAGGCCCTATAAGCATGAATGAGCAATATTCGCTCAACTATCGCAGAGAGCCTGAGCACACGATGCGGGATATCCAAGAAAATGCTATGCGTCATGACGGTAAGCGCTTGACTCTACATGAGCCCAAGCAATAGTTTATTGTCTTATTACTTGTGACTGATAACCGCAAGTAGGGGTGCGGATGCCTGTGAGCCATCGGCCCCATTTTACCATGGCATGATAGTTCAGGTAGTAGAACGTAGTCAGGGTTATGACCTGGCTAAGGCGTAAGCGCAAGTCTTACTCGTGCCTTTTTCTATTTGATTTCCATATTCCTTCTATATATCCTACCTATATCAAGCATATAGGAGATATATGATCTTGGTCATAGGAGGAATCAAGGGCGGTAGCGGCAAGACCACAATTGCCACGAATCTTGCAGTCATGAGAGCTGCTTCTAAGAAAGTCCTTTTAGTCGATGCGGACGAACAAAAGAGCGCCTGGGATTGGTCACAGCAACGAGATTGCCTCGTGGGCGACATTTTGGGTGCTTCTTTTGTCACGGTATGCATGTCGGGTAAATCGATCCATGCCAATTTGAAAAAGCTCAAAGACGACTATGACGACATAATCGTAGATACGGGGGGTAGAGATACTACAAGTCAGCGCTCGGCTCTTTGCATTGCCGATAAGCTGCTTCTTCCTTTCAAGCCATCTTCGATTGACATTTGGACGATGTCGCCTATCCGCGTGATCCTTTCAGAATGCGTAAACGTCTATCTCAGAGCCTTTGCTGTCATTTGCCAGGCTGATCCTCAAGGAAACGATAACGAAGAGGCTAGGGCCATATTGAAGGAATTCGCCGAAATAGAAGTGCTTCCCTGCACTATCGGCAATCGAAAAGCTTTTCGCAATGCAGCTGCTGAAGGACTTGGCATCGGAGAAATGCGCCCTAGAGACAAGAAGGCTTGGAAAGAGATGCAAGCTTTATACGCAGCTCTATACAATTAACATACAGAGGATATATAGGAATTATATGGCAGTTAAGAAAAGAAAGGAAGCCTCCGTTCAGGATTTCATTGACAAGGGAGCGGATGTCAAGGCAAGTGAAGAAAAGAGTTTTAAGAACGTGCTCATCAGAATGCCTGTGTGTATTTTAGATGAAGTAGATCAGGCGCTTAAAAAAAAGCCTTGGTCAAATAGGACTCAATGGATAATAGATGCTATTTACGAGAAGGTAAAATTTGAGGGTTAATTTGTGTCCTCAGAATGCATTCTAGAAAATGTTTGTTCTCAAGGGTGTCCCTGTAAACAGGGAGAACACTTCACGCATCTGAATGTAATCAGGAAATCGAACAATGAAGTGAAATACGTCAATATTAGGGGTCGCTTCGAGCATGAGGCGCTGATAAAAGATAAAGATTGGTGTAAGGAACTTGGCCTAGATCAGGAATATGAAATTGCCGCCTATCTGCGCCGCTGGGGATCTTGGTTAAGCGAGTAAAATCTTCGACTTTTTCTCTTGCTGAGGCTGGCCCATGAGATAATCGCCTCGATAGAGCTCGTTTTCTACCCAATTGCCTTCGCCGTCCTTCTTAAAGCCGAAGTACTCGAGCTGAATGTTTTCCCAGCGCTTCAGTAGTAGCACTTGCTCAGGGGGGTAGAGGTTCTCGTTCGCAATGATATTCATCATCTGTGTCCTATGAGGAAGCTCCCAGCAGAAGTAAACCTCGCCTTCAGGATAGACGTGAAAGAGCATCATGTCTTGCTCTGGATAGGGACGGTATTTGGTGATCTTCGGTATTCTCACATGCCCATGCTTTAACATTAGATCGTATTTCTCATAGATAGCGAGATAGAAGGGCTTTCCTTTGAATTCGCTCGATGCCAAGCCTTGCTCTATGGCTTCATTGATATCCTTCACTAAATCCTTCTTGATTTCGTGATTTACGTCTCCAATAACCACGCCTTCTTCGGCGTGAATCTGCGCATCACGGTATATCTTCCCGACCGTCTCTCTAGAGGGATCAATTTTTGATATGTGCTGCATTTCGTTGCCTCGCCTTTGATTTTTCTAGTCCAGTGATTCTCTAGCTGCTCCTTATGTCCATTTGAAGCGCAAGAAAGTGAGCAAAAAACCGTTCTGTGACGTTTCTTTTCGTCCATGTCTTGCGTTATTTCTTGCCCGCAGGAGCGGCAAAGCTGTTTTTTCTGAGTTCGCTTCTTTGGTTCATTTTCTAGCTTTATCCGATACATACAGTGAAAGCAAAATTTCTGCTTATTTATAAAGTCAGTTTCTTTTCTTTCAGAATTGCAATTATCGCAGAACATAATCATTAAGTTTTATTAGACATATATTATTTTTATTAAACAAAGTCAATGTAAGGCGTACAAAAGTCGGAGTAGCCTTCCGGCACGGCGTAATACGTGGAGCTAGCCAGCCACCTACAAAAGAGGAAATTCATGACTGCGACTGCAATGCAAAACCCAGACAGCGAAGTTAAAGAGGTAGCACCTCAGGTTGATGCGAACCAGATCAATGAAGTGAAAGAGGCGCAAGCGCCAGCTCAAGAGCCGGTAACGAACCAGCACTTGAAGGCCATGCGTCTAAAGAATGCCGAACTCGAAAGAGAGCTGAAGCAATTGCGTGAAACGCAGATGCAGATGATGCAGGCTCAGTTAGCCCAGCAAAGTCAAGCGCCTGTGCGGCAAGAGCTCGATGAGTTGGACAAAATCGGCGATGAAGAGTTCATTCCCTTAGGTAAGGTGAAAAAGCTAGCTGAGAAAAGCTCTCAGAAAGCACTCCAAGGTGCCGAAAATCTTGTGCGTCAAGAAGTCGAAAGGCAGATCAAGAAGCATCAAGATACTCAATTCATGGATCGTTTGCAGCGTCAATACTCAGATTTCTCCGAGGTCGTCAATCCTGAAACTTTATCAATTTTGGAAGAAAAGGAACCGGAACTGGCGGCTACGATTGCGGACTTAAAAGATCCGTACAAAATCGGAGTACAGAGCTACAAATACATCAAGGCCATGGGGCTTTCCCAAACGGCTAAGGAAGTGCGTAGAGAGAAGGAAATAGACAAGGCTATCGAGAAGCAAGAGAAGGCGGTGACGTCTCCCATGGCTTACGATAAGCGGCCTATTGCCCAAGCTTTCAAGCTGACCGATGCCATGAAGAAAGACTTATACCGTGAAATGCATGGATATGCAGCTTTAGCCGGATCGGTTCCCGAAATGACCTAATAGGTCAAAGGGAACACTATGTCGGTATCAATTGCAACGTTGCCACCGCAAATTCAACAGCGGTACAACGCAAAGTTACTGTCTACTCCCGAGCACAACCTGATTCACCAGTTGTTTGCTACCCCCGTGGAGTTGCCAGATAACCAAGGCTTCATTGATCGGCAGTCACGCTATGACAGGCTCGACCTGTTTGAAGTGCCTCTCGACGATGGCCAAAACAACCCACCACCTCAACATCTTAATCGCGTTGACGTGGACTGCCGTGTACGCGTCTATGCGACTTATATCGTATTGACCCGTCAAGTCACGATCACCAACGAAGATCCAGTACTTAACTCTGCGGCAGCGCGCCTTGGACAGTCTCTCCGAGAGACTCAAGATGCTCTGCAAAGAGACAACTTGGAATCTTCTGCGTCAATCATCAACTGCGTAGGCGGAAGTAATGGTGACATCCCAACAGAGATGACCATAACCGACGTCGACGACGTCTTTACCGTTCTCCAAAACAACTCAGGCGAATACATAACAAATATCGTAGAAGCCGAGCTTCGTTTTGGAACATCACCAATAGGCGATGCGTACGGATGCATGTTGACGACTCGCATGATCCCAGTCCTCTACAACATGACCGGTTTCATCAAGAAGTTCCAGTATCCAAACATATCTCAGACTTTGAGCGTTGAGATAGGCGGAGCGAATAACGTGCGCTTCTTTGCTTCGGAACAAGGTTCTGTCAGCCCCAATGCTTCAGTGCTTGGAAATGACATAGCTAACTGTTTCGTAGCAGCTAAAGAAGCTTACAAAGTTGTGTGGCAAGCAGGGGGTAAAGCTCGCTTTATCTATCTGCCTCCAGGATATAACAACGACCCTTGCATGTTGAGACATACTGCGGGTTGCTCGTTCTATCAAGGGCAGTGCATCACCAACGACCTCTGGGTTCAAAACCTACGCTCAACAGGTATTTAAGGAGGTCATTATGTTGCCATTTTCTTTTATTGGGATGTGGACTTACACAAACCCTGCAACCGTCGTCGCAGTGAACATACCCATGACCGCAAAGCCCGATTGGGTTTTCGTCAAGGATACGACCAACTGGGGCGCACAAAGCACAGCTGCTAATCCGATCTATGCCGAATGGTTTAGCTTCATGGCTGCTGGCTCTTATCTTGCTCTTGGACAACCAAGCAGCACGACTACAGGCGTAACCACCTATACCTCTCAGGGTACATCTGGTGGCTTTACTTTCATTAACCAAACGAATCTGCCTACCTTTACAAAGGTGGCTGTAACTGCGGTCAACGGAAGCTCGTTTGTTGTTTCAACTGGTACTACAACTGGGATTAACGTGGGTGACCTCGTTCGTCTTATCAATATTACCGGTGCGAAACAAATCAGCGGCCCGAACCTGTATCAAGTCACTGCTGTTTCTGCTGCCACGAGCATTACGCTTGGATACGCTGCAACTGCTGCAACTGCAGGTTTAGTTGTTGCTAACGGAACGACTGGATTTTACCAAAAAGTATATCCAAGTCAGTTTCTGCCAAACACGCTGCCTGTAGCTTATATCACACAAGCTACCCAAGCAGTTGTGTACTTCTTCAGACAGAACCCATACACACCAGGGGAACTCGTCGATTTCCAAATCCCAACGCCTTACGGCATGACCCAGTTGAGCAATTTGACTGGCAAATCGGGAAGCGGACCATTTACGAGCAACCCAGCAGGTGCGGCTAGGGTATTGAGTGTAACGAATTCGTCTACAGAGTCATCGATCACCATCGATGTCGATACGACAGGATTCACTGCATTCCAGTATCCAACATCGGCCAACTTTGCCTCTGGAGCATCTCCAGCTGTGTGTATTCCTGCCGGTTCAGGCGTTGTACCTCTTAGCGGAAGCGCAACGATCCCTGCATCGCCTCCAGGAACCAACTTGGCGGACGCCTTCGATAACAAGGCTCAGTACGTCATGAACATTGGTACATCTGCTGCAGGAGTGGCAAGCGCCAACATGGTAGTCATGGCGTTCAAAGCTGATTTCGTCAATGGAATCACGAACGCATAACAAAACCAAAGGAGGGGGATCTTTTGTCCCCCTCCTCTAATTCAAGGAATACATCACATGGAAGTCAGAGAATTACATAAGAAACTACCCAATACCCTCCCTGCACAAGAGCGGGATGAATTGATTAAGAAAATGCGTAGGGAAGACGACAAAGTTCGAAAAGGCATGTTCGAATTCCTCGATGCACAAGGCGGATGGCTCGAATTCTCCTATCGCAAATATCCAGGGGAAGCGATTCAGATGATTAAGCTCGTTCATGGAGAGATATGCGATTTGACCATGGGGCTTATTAAGCATTTGAACAACACGAAACGAAAGGTCAGACGCTACTCTTTAGAGCTACCGGCTGCAGGAGGTCGTGTGCCTCGTCATTATGAAACAGTGTCTAGAGTTCGATTTACACCCGTGGATGTTCTGTAATGCAAAATTCGAGCCCACATGTCGTTCCAGGAGGTCCTAGCAACTATGGGCCTCCCTTTGGAGCGAATTTCATCCCGAATTTGCAGTACATAACGAACATAACGCAGGCCAATCCTGCGGTCGTTACCTTCTTGGACGATACGAACTTTACCGTGGCGGAGTGGATCGGCTTTAGGATTCCTCCGCCTAACGGCATGATTCAATTGAATAATCAAAAAGCACAGATAATTTCACTAACGCCTAATACAGCCACAATAGCCATAGACACACGCAATTTTTATCCGTTTATATACGTACAAGATCCGCAAGTGCCCTGTGTGGCCGTTCCTGTAGCCTCAGGAATCATCCAGGGAACAACGGCGATAACGCTAGAAGATGCATTTGATAACGAGCCGACAACATGAGCACATTTGTCCCTACATATCCTCTCTATCCGACTCTCGCTAATGCGATAACGAAGACGAGGAAGCTCACTGGCTCTAGCAATGCCTTCCAGGTAACGGATTCTTACATTGTGCAGCAAATGCATAGCTTTTATGCCTACGATTTGCCAGCAAAGTTTCGCTCTTTAAAGCTTCAGGATGTCTATTCCTTCAATACGAACGTGGGTCAAGAGACATATCCCTTCAATAGCGAGCTTTATACGACTGTTAATCAGCCGGCAACATGCGCTAAAAGGGAATTGCGTTGGTTTAATACTCCTAGTTCCTTTTATGCAAATAATTACAACTGGCAAAGCTTTACCAATTTCGCTACTGGGGATGGAACTACAGGCCCTTATAGCGGCTTTACGACCGCTTTTCCTTTTGTTGCGAGTATTAACAATGATCCAGGGACTCAGACAGCAAGGAACCTTTTCTTTCCTCAAGGAAGGGTTCAAAACATACTCATAACGGCCAATGTCATAGGAGCCAATGGCGTAGGAGAAACGCAGAACGTCACGGATGATGGTCAAGGCAATCTGATTCAAATCTTCCAGACGAGCAATAGCGGCAATCAGGAGTATGCCTGGACGTACTATCGGCAGTACGCCTCTTCAACGCCCACGGTGCCAGGAAATGCCACGATCAATTATCAAACTGGTGAAATCACCGGATTGATCTTTGCTCAGGCGATTCCTTCAGGAACACCGATACAGGTACAGTACAATCCGAAGCAGTTTTCGATCCCGCTTGCGATTCTCTTCTTCCAGAATCAATTCACGCTCGCCCCTGTGCCCGATGCCGGTTATACCATTGAAATGACCTGCTATAGACAGCCAATCCAGGCTCTTTTAGCAGCCGATCAAGCCGGCAATCCCGAACTCTCTGAATGGTGGGAAATCCTCGCTGTAGGGGCTTCTAAAAAAATCTTCGAAGAGAGACTAGATAGCGATGGTGTCATCTTCATCGACAAGATGCTGAAGGAGCGCTACGACATCATCGAGACAAGGACATACGCTCAGATCGGACAAGAAAGTATCAACACAATTTATAGCGACCAGCTGAAATATCAATGGGGCTCTGGTGGTTTAGCGCCCTTTGGATCGATCTGATGAAGAATGACAAAAAAGTTAAAAGAAACCGAGCTGCTGTCCTTTTGAAAAGAGATAACAAGAAGAAGATAAAACCTTTGCCAAACAAAAGAATCCCTCTAGGAGGAGGGCCCTTTGTAGGGCGTCACACAACAGGGTGAACGTGTTTATGGTAGTCATCAAAGGAAAAGAAAAAGTACTGAAAAAGCCCCTTTCTCCAGCGAATGCAAAGCTGAGCAAGAAAGCGAAGAAACAATTGAAAAACCCTAGGCCAGAGCAGCCTATTCCAACGGTATGCGTGAGCTAAGGAGAGACTATGGCGATTCCAACATACACACCAGGATATCCACCCGATGGTTCATCCTTGGGGCAAACAAAGACTGCGATCAGAAACAATCTCGACGGAACTTTTCAAACCCTGAACGTCGATCACGTGAATAACAACGGTCAACCAGGATCTAATCCTGCGGGATATCACACGGTCATACACGAGGTCACCCAAACTGCCGTTACATCAATCAGTGGAGTCAATCAAGTCTTCTCGGGCGTTCCTGGCACCCTTACCTATACCGTTGGAATGACTACCAAGACAACTCCCACGATTCCTAACAATGGGGATACGCAGCTGTATTCCTTAACAGGGGCTGGTGTCTTGGCTCAATTGACAGGCTATAGCTTTACAACACCTTCTGGGCCGAACAACCAATCTAGCGGCTATGC